AATCAGACCCGACGAAGCCCCTAGCGAGACGTGAGCGGATAGCTACCGCAGCGGTTCGCGCAAGGTCGAGGGAGTGAACTTTTAACCACCGCTTTTGTCGCTTCGCATCGGCCTCTGAATCTCGGGGGCCGGGACGAGGATGCAAAATTTAATAAGGAGATACGCCATGATGAACATCAAAGAACATCGCTACGCAGCTATCACGTTGTACGACGATGGGCTCGAATGCTTTAAGCTTTTCAGCGACCTTGCCGAGGCCACCGCGTTTGCTCGTGACGTCGCCGAAAGGGACGGCGCAGATACGTTCGTTTATTCGCTGGCCGATGGCGGCGAGTTCTTCGCCTCGAAACGCCCGGCCCCGAACTACGACAGGGAAGAGTTGCAGCCCACCCCCCGCCGCGACCCGTGGACGCATGGCGGCAAGCCGGCAGGCATCATCCCCTTCAAACGGACGGCGGCGTAATGCACCCTGAAACCATCAAGTGCGGCCTCTGGCTGGTAGCAACAATGCTGCTGGCCGGGGTCGCTGAATCTTTGGAGGGCTGGATATGGCCATAAACGTCACCGTTACCGCACGCATTCAGGGTGGGCAAAAGATATCGGGGCCTATGGAACTCATAGCACCCCTCGTTTGGATGGACAGGCAATTACAACACATAAGGAGCAAGGAAAATGGCACAAGCACAAATCCAGCAGGTGGAGCAGGCGACGAGCTGGTTGGGCTGCGCGGCAGAAGAAATCAGCAACCCCTTTGACCTCTCGGCTGTGAGGTCAAGCAAGGAATGGCGTGCGCAAAAGGTAATTGTGTACGGCGTCCCTGGCATAGGCAAGACCACGTTTGCAGCGACATTCCCCAAGCCCATCCTCTTGCGCACGGAAAACGGCGCGAGTGCCCTGGACATTCCGACTTTCCCGGCAGTGCTGACCAAGATGGGGCAACTCAATGACGTGTTCAAGGCGTTGGCCGGGCCGCACGATTATAAGACCCTGATCATCGACTCTCTGGATTGGCTTGAGCCGCTGGTCTTCAATGCCGTCCTCAGTAAAAACAACCGCGATCATCCTGACAACATCAAGGAGAGCATCGAGGACTTTGGATACGGCAAGGGATACGTCAAGGCCAAGGAGCTTTGGAGCAAGCTGTTTTCTGAGTTGGACAAGCTCGTCGCCAAGGGCGTCAATGTTGTCAGTATCGCCCATGCTGCCGCAGTAACCTTTGAACCGCCGGATGCGGATGCCTACCAACGATATAGCCTCAAGATGAATAAGCACTCTGCCGCCCTCTGGATGGAATGGTCGGACATGATTTTGTTCACCAATTACAAGACCAATGTCGTCAAGAGCGAGAAGGGCAAAAGCCAGGGCAAGGGACATGGCGACCGCGTCCTTTACACGCAGGAACGCCCGGCCTTCCAAGCTAAAAGCCGTTACGCCCTTGATGCGGAAATATATATCGGCAACGACCAATCCTGGTCGGCCTTCCACGAGAACCTGCGAGAGTCAACCCACGGCGCATATAGCCAGGAGAATTAACATGCTTGATTTCAACGGCGAAGAAGAACAACAAAGTCGCAACTACGGCCCTGTCCCGACAGGGAGCATCGTCTTTTTGACCATGAGTGTTGAAAAGCCCACCTTTGTCGCGCCGGAGAACCCTTACGTAGCGATCTCCAAAGGAGGCTTACGAGGACTGTGGGTAAAGTTTGAGGTTGTCCGCGGAACATACGCAGGGTGCTCCTGGTATGAGAACGTGTGGCTCCCCAAAGGTATGCAGCAGATTCGCCTTCACGAAGGGCAGGAGACAGCCTGCAATATGTCAGGAGCGAAACTGCGGGCGATTGTGGAGGCTCACCGGGGAATATTTCCCAAAGACCAGAGTCCACAGGCGAACCGCCAGCGGCAAACATCCGACTGGCTCGACTTCAACGGGATGGAGTTTCCTTGCCGCGTCGGTATCAATAATAAGCCGCATGAAAAAAACGGGAAAACCTACTGGAACAACCTTATCGGGATGGTGATTACCCCTGACAAGGCAGAGTATGCGGAAGTCAAAAAGGCTGGAGAAATCATCACGGACGGCCCGGTTGTAGGCACAGGAACACCCCGTCAACAGGCTCAGTCCCAGGGCGACGGATTCGGCGGGGATGATGGTATGCCGTGGAGCGACCCGGACGATCCGGGGGCCTCGGAAGTTCCCTTCTGAGCAGGAGAAAAATCTATGTCGTACAAAATCAATGATGTCAAATTCGGCGTTGCGGTTATCGACTGCCCGCATGGCCGAAAAATGAGATGCGGTGACTTTAACAAAAGATGCCCGGATTACGGCGCTGGTAAGCGCAAAGAGATTCAGCTTTTTAAGGGCCGGAATGCACTTCAAGCCGCCCTTGATTATGTCCAAGAGATTGCGCCCAGCCTCACCATTTATGATGTGTTCATGGGCAATCCAGAGGACAGGGTGTACCATGTTCCGTCCCGGTCAAATCATCCAGCGTCCTGACGGGAAGAAGGAAAGAATACAATTTTCTCGGTTTCATCCGGGGCCGGGTAAGGCGGGGCTGCGTGATGCCTCGCAAGGTACGGCTGGGCTGTCCGGGGCTGGGCCCTGCATGGCATTGCAATCCAAGGTAAGGTTACAAATTTCGCTTTCAGAACGGCAAGGTGGGGCCATGCGTGGCTGAGTCAGGCCGGGCTAGGCAATGCAATCCAAGGGACATTATAAATTTTGCCTTAAGATGGTTTCGGGCCCGGCATTGTATTGTTTGGCTATGTTAGGTGTCGCGGAGCCCTGCACGGCAATGTAAACCAAGGAGTTATTAAATGATTTCTATTCACGTCAAAATTGAAGGGCAAACGCCTCTGCTGATGAACCGCTTCACAGAAGCCGCAGAGATTAAGGTTTCTTCTGGAACCTCCGCAGCGGTGAAATCAAAATCAAAACTCAGCCCACGGGAACAGGCGGCGACAAAAGCCTATGCCGACGATGACGGGAATCTGTTCATCCCCGGCCCGAACATTTTCGCCTGCATCATCCAGGCTGGCACATTCCACAAAATAGGCAAGAAGTCTGTCACCACATTGAAAAGCAGCCTTATCCCTGCCGCCGTATCTCTGACAGATATCGTCTGCGACTTGGATACCAAAGATTTTGAAGTGGACAGCCGGAGCGTGGTTATCCCATCAACCGGTGGACGGATCATGTGTCACCGCCCCCGTCTCGATTCTTGGGCCTGCTCGTTTACCCTCGAAGTTGATGAAGACATGTTTCACACAGATTTCGTGCGTGAGATTGTAGAAGACGCCGGGCGCAAGGTTGGGCTTGGTGACTTTCGTCCGTCACGCAAAGGCCCGTTTGGAAAGTTTGCGATCTCCGAATGGACTGTTGAAAAAAACGTAAAGAGGGCCGCGTAAATTGCTGCATGGCGATGTAGGGTGAAGCATGGCAAGGTGTCGTGATGCGCTGCAACGCAAGGAAAGACTACTATAACAGCCCCGGCAACGGGGCTTTTCTTTTAACCCCCTCTCTGACTTCTCCCGTCTTCGGACGGGAGGGGGAATGAGGGGAGGGTGCGGCAGAGTGTTGCCGGGAGTTAGCTGCCCTGAAAGGACACCTGTAGGGTGTGAGCCTCTACCAGATCGCACCTTCCCCTCTTCAAATCAAAGGAGAATCCATGACCGACATATCAGCTTGCCTATCTACAGGCAAAGACGACTGGGAGACGCCGGAGGAAAAGCCCCTCCTTCTGCGGCGAGGGAGGGGCCAACTGGTTACAAATTGTAGCGGGTTGCTATCAGATGTTCTTAACCCTAATAATGGCGCGTGTGTGGCTTTGCAGGGCTGACAGTATTCTGTCCATTGAATATTCAAGCTCGTCCTTCGTAGCCCACAGATGCGTCAGGGCGTAGTCCTTCGGCGTGGATGCGTAAACGGCTGGGGAGCAGTTCGCCCGGAGCAGCTTGTAGATACTGCGCTCCTCTTCAAACACCAGTTCAATGTGATGCTTCATCGTTGAGAAGTGGGACGCGATTTGACGTTCAAGCGTGTCCTGCCGGGAGGGCAAGGCATGTTGCTTCGGCTTGGCCTCGTTTCCCCTCAACGCCCTTTCCATCGCGTTGAACGCCTCGATGTAGCGAATCTTCCAAGTCAACGCCTTCTTACCCGCAAAGCCCATCGCCAGCAGCGTGAAGCCGTCGCGGGAAAGCTGGTACATGGGGCGCATTTCGCCTTTCTCGTCGGCATATTCAACCGACGCAAAATTGCGTTCGTTAAACTCCGGCGCGACTTCCGGGGTGATCGACCGAATAGATCGCAGAACTTCTGTGTGTCTCTTCTGAAAATGCTCAGCAACCGCGAGTGAGGAAACGCGGGGTGTACCGTTAATGACAGATACTTCGGGGAACGCATCGTTTTGAGTCTGGACGCCAAGCAAGCCTGTTGATAAAGTCTTCGTAGCCATAAGTCCCTCCGGACGTTTGTGGTTAGGCTCCGTCTGGTGTGTCAGCACCGGGCGGAGTCGTTTTTGTTATTTGCCTTCAAGCTTTACTTTTGCATATTGCTGCGTAACTGCGGGGGCAGATATGTCTAGAAGCCTTGCAACTTCTGCTTTCGAATAGTCATTGTTTGCGAAGGCAAGGATTAAATCCTGGCCTAATCCTGACAGGTTTTTCCCGTTATCAGTTTTTGCATGTTTTCTTAATGTTTTAATGAGCTTTTCATATTGCTCACCCTTATCAATCCTTTCTTTGAGTGTCGTCATAGATATCTCCTGTGTCAGTTTTATTTCGACGCCTTTTTCGTCTCTCAATTTGGCCTCAGTGTCAACAAAAAAGTTAAGTCAATTTGCTTCGATTATCGAATCGAACACACAAAAACTATTAAGTAAAAAGGATCATATATGCAAACCCAATTTCACACCCCCACCATCACCCCATTCAGCGGAGCCGTAGCGACTATGGCCGTGAGGTCGAAAGATGAAGGCTCTATCACCATGACCAGCCTTGAGCTTGTTGATTTTATCAACATGTTTCGCAAGGCGCGGGCTGAAAAGGAGGGCGGAGAGTTCCCGTCGAAAGAGTTTCCAGAACTCAGGCATGACAATTTCATGGCAAAAG